ATTCTTTACCAGTAAATTGTAATTGTTCAATTAAATATTCATGAGAAGATTGAGCAAATTTTCTACGTTCATCAGTATCTAAATAAATATAATCTACCCATAATTTAACATCTAAATCTAGAGACGTTGGCGCTGCTTTAGTACCACCAGTACCATCATCAGTACAATTTCCACCTTCTTCTAATTGAATATTAACTTTAACTTCATGATATTGTAAACCAATTAAAGGTAAAGCTAAACCTACATTTCTACAAAACCAGAATTCTAAAGGAACATACATTTTTTTAGTAGTATCTCTTGTGTCGCCGCCAGCACCGCCAACCATATTGAAATATGCTGCTTTTTTAGATACAGGTAAAGATAATTCATTCCATATATACATCCATTCAGAATAATGTTTATCAATTCTTTGACCGCCGATTTCTAATTCAGCATATTTAACTAAACGTAAACCAAAATAAGGACATAAATTAGTAGAAGCATTAGTTATAACTAAATAAGCACGACTAATTAAATCACCATTTCTAGATATAGTGGCAGTTACACGATTGCCAAATCCAACACTACCATTAAAAGTTTGTTCGATAGATTCTAAGGCAAAATTAGTATGTCTTCTGTAAACAACTTTAAAAAAGGTAATTTGAGGATTACCAGTTAAATAAACATCTTGAGCGCCATAAGCAACTAATTGAAGAAGACCACCACCCATTATATTATTCTTTTACTAAATATAAGAAAGAAAAAAAATTTAATTAGAATAAGCTAAACCACCCATACCAGATAATATTCTTAATACATTATAACTTACAGCATAAATCAATACAACACCACCTTGACGTGTAGTATCAGATATTCTAGAAGATAAAACTGCAGTATCAATTCTAGACATATTTAGAGTTCCAGATGGTTGATGTTCTTCAGGTTTTAAAGCAAAAGAATATAAATTTATACCACCTGATTTGGGTATATTAGAATGATGTTGAAAAGGTTGTACTTTTTCAAAATAAGTAGCTTCTCTAGGTGCTAAACGATCATTACCATTTAATTTAATATGAGCATTTACATATGGATTAGATCCATCAGTAGCACCATCATCCAAAGTATAATTATTCCAATTTAGTACAGGATTTTTTTCTGAAGCATCCCATGATCCGGGCCATTTAGAAACCCAAACTAATTCTTTAACAGGGTGATTAAAATTTAATCTTATTTGATTACTATAAGATTCTTCTCCAGTAAATTGTAATTGTTCAATTAAATATTCGTGAGATAATTGAGCGAATTTTCTGCGTTCATCAGTATCTAAATAAATATAATCTACCCATATTTTAGTTTTGAAACTACCAGGTGTAGCTTCTGTTGATGAAGGAGCAGAAGGGACAGGTACTGTTGTCTTGTCGGCGGAAGCAGCGGCAAGTGTTTGTTCTGCGGCAGATAACGAAGTATAAGCAACAGTTGTAATATCAGTATCTACAGGGACAGGCGCATGATATTTAAGAGCAACTTCATTTTTATCAGCAAAATCAATTTTAATTTTAACTTCATGATATTGTAAAGCGATTAAGGGTAAAGCTAAACCAACATTTCTACAAAACCAAAATTCTAGAGGAATATATAATTTTGTAACTTTAGTAGAAAGAACTTTAGATAATTCCATACCGTCAGCACCAACCATTTTATCATAACCATATCTTTTACCAACAGGTAAAGATAATTCATTCCATATATACATCCAATCAGAATAGTGTTTATCAACTTGTTGTCCACCAATTTCAATAGTAACATTTTTAAGTAATTTCAAACCAACAAAATCAACATATAAATCTTTTGCTGCGTTAGCAGTATAATCTAATCCAGGTAAATCAATTTCAACATAAACTCTATTAACTAAATCGCCATTTCTAGATATAGTACAGTTAACACTATTACTATAAGCTTCAGTACCATTTAATGTTTGTTCAATAGATTCAATAGCAAAATTAGTATGTCTTCTATATACAACTTTAAAAAATGTAATTTGTGGATTACCAGTTAAATAAACATCTTGAGCACCATAAGCAACTAATTGTAAAAGACCACCGCCCATAATTTTATTATCTTTATACTATAATAATAGAAAAAAAATATAGATAAATCTTTACTTAAAAGATTATATTAAAAATATATATATAAGTATGTTTAAAGATAAAACATCTAAAAAAAGAATAAATACGAGTGAAAATTTAAAAGAGAATTGTACTCTTGATACGATGCATCATAAAATAATAGATGAATTTATAGAAAAGTCAAAAAAATATAATGAAAGTATAGAAGAATTAGATAAATTAAATATAAATAAAAGTAATATAACAAAAAAAATAGAAGAATTATTTGAAAATAAAAATAATTTAGATGATAATGAATACAAGGATTTATGGAATTCAAATATAGAGTTAACAGATAAAATAAATAAAATAGATAAAAAAATAAAAGATTTAGATGATTATAATGAAATAAATTATTATACAGATACGAGTGAAATATTATTTAATTATTATGATATAATAGAAAAAGAATCAAAAAATACAATTATATCAAATAAAAGAACAGTATTAGATGCTTTAAATAATAAGAATAATGAAAATATAAATAATAATAAAACAAATTTAGTAGACGAGTATTTATCAATAACAAACAATCAATATATAAAGAAATTTGATAAAGAAATTTTACAACCGGAAATATGTAAACAATGTAATAATAGTTTAACATGTTTGCAACACGAAGCAATTATGATATGTGAAAATTGTGGTTATCAAGAATTATTATTAGTAGAACAAAATAGACCAATTTTAAAACAAAATGCGAAAGACACATCGCATTTTAGTTATAAAAGAATAAATCATTTTAGAGAATGGTGTAATCAAGTACAAGGAAAAGAAAGTACAGATATACCAGATGAGATATTTGAAAAAATATTAAATGAAATAAAGAAAGAAAAAATAAGTGATACGAAAACAATAACATATACAAAAATGAGAGAAATATTGAAAAGATTAAGAATAAATAAATATTATGAACATATCAATTATATTTTAAATAGAATAAATGGGATACCAACACCACAATTTTCGAATGAATTAGAAGATAAATTATGTTTAATGTTTAGAGATATTCAAGGACCATTTTTAAAACATTGTCCAAAAGATAGAAAAAATTTTTTATCATACAGTTATGTATTATATAAATTTTTTCAAATATTAGGATTAAATGAATATCTTAAATATTTTCCATTATTAAAAAGTCGCGAAAAACTTTATTTACAAGATCAAATTTGGAAACAAATATGTAAAGATTTAAATTATCCAGTTATTCCATCACTTTAATTCTTTTTTTAAATTAATTTTATTATTATTTTTATATTTTTTTTTTAATTTTTCTAATATAGTATTTATTTTTTTTTTATTTTTTTTTATATATCTTTGCCCTCCGCCCATTTGAGCAAAAGCAGATGGTTGAAAATTTAATCCTCCTACAACTGGAGACTGATAACTTCCAACATTATGAGCATAAGTTTGTCCTACAGTAATACTATTATCATGTGTTAAACTATGATCACTTACAAATGCTTTACAATCACCTTGAGAACCCCAATCACTACAGCCAGCGCGCTCAGCACCTCCTTTAAATTTATTTTTCATTATTATTCTAAAATATATAAAAGAAAAATAAATAAATAATCTATTATGAATTATTCAATTCAAAAATTAATAGATATAAAAAATAATATAAATATTTTTGATAATTACCCATTAAATTATAATTACTTAAATGATAATAATTTAATATATGATTATTTTATTATTAACAATATTTATTATAAAATTAATAATTATATAAAACCAATATTTATATATGTACCTATATTTTTTACTTTAACTTTTATTTTAGGACTTAAAGAATTATTAAATTTATAATTAAATAGTAATATGAGTTATGTTTCAAAAGTTAATTTTGATGGAACTACAGATTATAGTAGTGAATTATCAGAATTTATCAATATAGATGTAAAGAATTCTGTAATTATTGGAGAAAATGCGGCGCAAGATATTTTAGTTAGTGCTTCTACAAGTGATAATTTCAATGTAATTATTGGTAATAATACAGGACAATTTTGTAATGATATTCAACAATCAATCTTAATAGGTGAAAATACAGGGAAATTTTTAAGTAATGGTAAAAACAATATTCTTATAGGAAGTGATTATAATCATGAAATTAATAATATTAATGATACAATAAATATAGGTACGTCTAATTTATTTTTATTTTATGATAATTCACTAAATAATACAATTATTGGCAATTCAAATATTTTAAATTTTAATAATTATAGTTTTAATAGTGAATTTATTTCAAGTAATATTATTATTGGTACTACTAATTTAACAAATAAAATTATAAATTCTATCATAATAGGTAATTATAATAATATAAATAATAATTATAATAATAAATTTTTAGATAATAGTATTTTTATTGGTAATAATTTAAATAATAATAATGATAATGTGATTCTTAATATAAATGATTCAATTATAAAATCAAAT